GTATAAAATAGGCTTTCTTAAATTATACACTATATCATTGGTACTTTTACCACCAATTAGATCATGTCCCATTTTAAATTCATAGCCATGATCAAACTTAGATAAAATAAATGCACGTAAGAGAACATGAAGTTGCTTAATCAAGATCTGTGGAGCTTTAGGATCCCAATAGAAATTAATTCTATCACAGTTTGCAGTTGAAGCATAATTGCCATAACCATTCACGGCAATGTCTTTGAACTTAAATCCAAACTTACGATTCTCAATTGCAATGTAAGGTTTGTCTTTACCAAAGATTAACGCGACTTTTTTGTCGCGATATTGAGAAGGGATGATATGTTTTTCAATGTCATGCCAAAACCAATGGTGTGGACTAAACCATCCACCAGTGTGATCAATCCATTCATTTGCATATGTCGAAACACTAAACTGATTTACATTATTAAAGTATTCTGTATAGTCAATTGCTTGTGTGATTGATGATAATCCAAGTTCTTGAATGTAAGGAAATACATTATGATAGAGTTCTCCATTATGGTTTTCATCAACCATTGATGAAGAATCTTGTTTGAGAGCGCCAACGGTTATGATCTTGTCGAGTTTTATGTCGTTGAAGTGGAATGTTTCTAGAATGTTCGTAGAATCATATCCACCACTATAACACAAAATCACGTAATCATACTCGTCACGAATCCGTTGGGCTTGTTGAACATAATAATAATCTAAACTTTGCGGAGGCTCAACGAGCCAATTCGCTTTGTCATAAATGTCATCATAATAGTAAAACTTGGGATCAAGGCTGGTTTTAACCTTATGCTCTAGAGCTTTAACCTTTGATTCAAGTTTTACACCATCATCAAAATAATACATGAGTTATTGACCTAGCAACTCCGCTAATGTAGCTGCAACGTCAACTGGCACATCAATAGGTGTAACTATAGTTGGATCTACATATTCTGCAATAGCACCATATTCTCCTGCATTACCTTTTTCCCAAAGCTCTTTAATATGAGTATTTGGATCTGTTGCATTCACACCAGTTGGATGAATTTCATCAAATTCAGCATATTTAACATCAGCCGTAAAAAGACTATGTTCTGCATTATTCCAATGCAAGTTTGTTACTTCTACAATTGTAAACATTTTTTTATTTTCCTATTAAGAAACACGGCGCCATAATGCTGGATACCAATAATATGCAGTACCATAACTGTACCCAGCACTACTATATGTAACTTGCGGTGTAAGTTTCTTCCAAGTGCCTGAGAGTGAACTTCCACCACCTGCTAGATATGCTGCTGCTGGGTCACGCCATGTGCTATTACCACCACTTTGTTGATTAAAAGACCATATTTGCATATTCGATATACCAGTGTAACCATATTGCACTTTCACAGTATCAGTCAAAGACCAGATGTCAGTCGTATTATGCGGATATGAAGAAGTTGGTCTAAATCGAAGATTAGATCCTGCAACGTTGACATCAGCATTAACACTAGAAGCTGGAATATAATATGCCATAATCGTAGAACCGATAGAATCATACGATGGTGGAGTTCCAGTAGTGGTCTGTGTTGATCCGTCGTTAAAGGTGACGGTTGAACCTGAGATTGTAATTGACATTTAGATTTCCTCTATGAGATTACCTGTTCATTAATTTAGAATAGTCTTCTCGTAACTCTATAAATGTATTTATCCAATCGTCACGTTTCTCTTTGAAGACTAACGGTGTATCATCATCAACGGACATTAAGATCACTAATGTGTCGACAGGAATTCCTGTTCTTTCTTCAAACATGACAGCATACGCTGAAGTTTGCATAAAATATCCGTGAATATCGTCTCGAGACTTGACTCGTTTAGAAGTCTTAAAATCGATGATTGATAACCGACCTTCATATTCTGCAATACAATCTACAGTGCCTGCGACTTGAAGATGATCAGAATATAACTGTGTTTCGAGACAGTGTATATTATTTATCTTATCTAGGAGCGGGCGAAGGCTATTGAATGTTTCTAGATCAAAAGGTCCAACTTTGGGGTTCTTGTTGAGTAGATAATCTTCGCAAAGCGAGTGTACAGCAGTTCCACGACGGGCAGCTCTTGCTGAGACTCGATTTGCTTCTTCTTCCCCAACTCTTTGACGCCAAGCAAGAATATCTGCCTTTCCAAGTATTCCAAGAACGGACGTGACTGATGGGTAGGCTTTTCCACTTGGCGTCTCGTATTTTCTGGCACCTGTGCCATCGATACGCGTGAGCTTGGGGATGTCATGATGTATGTGATTAAACTGTATTGTCTTCATAATGTAGTTTAGCCAAGATATAATCCTTGACTAAGGAACTTCGAACAATGTCGTCCGGAGTAAATTCAATTTTAGTAAATGCGCTCATGTGATAGGCAATATCAAAGAACTTTAGAATACCACTCATGTCGTTCTTCTTTTTATTCAAGTCAGTCTGACGATAGTCGCCACACCAAATGATCTTAGAACGATATCCAACACGAGTCATAACTGTGTCAATTTCTTCAAATGTCAAGTTTTGCATTTCATCAACGATAATGATAGCATCATCGAATGACATGCCTCGAATGAACGAAGTAGAGATAAACTCAATATAACCTTGTTCTTCTAGTCTATCCCATGCATCCTTACGACCAAATAGTGTTTCACAAATTTGACGATATGGTTGTTGATAGATTTCCATTTTCTCATGAACGTCACCGGGAAGGTGGCCAACTTCACGAGATTGAACGGCAGAACGGACAACAATAATCTTTCTGAAAGGATTACTCTTGTCCATAACTTCTTCTAGTGCTTTATACATTGCACAAAATGTTTTTCCTGTTCCTGCTACTCCGTGCAGCGCTACGAAATAGTCTCCTCTTTTATATGCATCGAAAAATAACTTTTGGTTGTGGGTCAAAGGTTCAAAAGTCTTAAGATCGTCGATTCTAAGTTTTAGCGTGTTGTTTACCGCCGGTTGTCTGAGTGCTTTATCGGCATTGTCATGATCGGTGGTTTTTACTGCTGCTTTACGTGCCATGTACTTCCTTAACAAGTTGCAAGATATTCACATACACATAATATAGATTTTAAAAAGCGTTCATTTTCTTCAAGTCACTTCCGGGAGTACGTTCATGAATTTGTTGAAGCACGTGTTTGAATCCTGAATCACGCTTTGTGACGCCAACACGAACAGGATCGCAGACCATAGGGGCACCTGCAATCATAGGTTCGTATTGTGGATTTTCTTTCATGAACTCTTCGCGAGCAGAGATCGACATGAATTTTTCGACCTCGTCGCCAGTAGTTGTATCACGGAATTTATATGTTGGCATATTGTAGTGGCATTGAAATAATGCGATTGAGTTTTGGCTTGCGTTCAATGTAACAAGCATCTTGATATAAAGTATTTATACCATCAGCGAACCATTCAGGCATTTCGCGATTAGTCCAACGTGACATTTTTACTTTATCACCAAGATAGTAATTACGGTAAGATGTCACTGAATCACCAGCAACTTTGTAATCATCTGGCATAGCTGGAGGAGGTGAAGTGAAATGCTCCTTAGGAATATTCATTGGAGCATGTACTAGATGAGAAACAAGACGAGCGGTTGCATGTTGCTTATCATAGCGTTCGGTGTATTCGTTTAAGCATTCTTGAAACAAGTCAAACAACCAAGCGTAGTTCTTATCTGACTGACGAGCCCACACTGCTGATGGATGATTCGCATGAGTTGCAGTATAGAGAACACCATCACGCTGATCTGGAAGTTCATAGCGCTTTGCTTTACGACCAGACTTTGACAAACCTTCAACTAGCTTACCATCGAGAATACGATGAGCAGTAGAAAGAAGTTGAGCGTACTCAAGGATCATTTTTACAACGTGCTTGTCATTGTGCATTTGAGCACAAGTCTTTGGATCATTATGCAAATAAAAGATATTCATGTTAGTGACCGAATGGGCATTTAGGTTTTTGTTTCTGAAGCTTAGCACTAGAGTTGTTCATTTCAACCCACGTTGCACCGTCAATCAAATGATTGTGAATCTCAAGCTTTCTAGATGAAAGTGGAATCATATTGATGATAGGAGAACCTGAGGAAAGATGAACATCCCGCTTAATTCCATTATATACTAAAAACATATTAATACTAGCAGCACGTTGAGAAAGAAAATCAATTACTCCAGGAGGAACGACAAATTCTTCAGGATTATCAATTGACCAAGTATTAAATGTGAAAGCAAACTTTATGTCTTCTTCACATGTAATAGCCCAAGGTGGTAACAACTTCAAATGTTGATACTTTTCATGTGAAAGAAAATTTCCACGTTGCTGTGTAGGATGAACTTGTACTTCGCCGATGTTACATTCAATTCCATCTGTCATAGTTTCACCGATTTTAAAATTAATGTCAGTCCAAAGAGGAATTGTAAAACCATTAGAAAAGTAGTCAATGAAACCTGCACATGATTTCATTGTTGGAATGTTTTCGTCTTCAATATTAAAGTCTTTAGGTAAATCTATCCACCATTCTGGAAGACGTTTATTGATGCGCTGCACAGGATAGTTGTTGTAAACTTCTTCATCAAAGGTATAACAATCTAGAATAATTGGATTATGCATGATCAATAAAAGGAAGTTGAATACGAGGCACTGCTGTAAATCCACTTGAACGCACAAAGTTACCGCGTTCGTCATGGATGCTTTCTTGAACTTGTAATTCTACTTTCACAACTTTATCATCTTTCATATATTCAACTACTTGAAATTGATATGAAAGAGGCTTAACAAAAGTTTGTGGTACTGCCATTGGCGTTGGCGGAACTACACTAATGGTTTGTGTTTCAAGTGTTTTTGCTATGTTAGGCGTATACATCATTCTTCCTCAATTTTAATCCGTGGCACTTTTTGCCAATCTTCACCATCATAATATTGTAATTCAACACGAGTTGGTTTGCCATTCTTAGTAAACTCAAGAACTCGAAATTCTGATTCTTTAGTAATTCTACCACTAATAGGATTATTTGTAAAGGTGCCACTACCATTATAACCTGATGTTGTAGTGATATGCGAAGCGCCAATTGCTGACGTAGATCCTACATTGACTGTAGCTGTGTAGGTTTTATTGTTACTGCTCATGCTATGGTGTTCTTTGATTGTGACATGTTTCATGACTTCACTAGACAAGATTTGTTCTAGTTTGCCATACACGTAATCTTGAATATGTTCCTTTGTACAAGTCGCTAACATATGATCATCGACTGTAACTGAAGCCGCTATCATTCGCCGCCTTGCCACTCCAAATGAAGTCTAGCAAGCTCTTTTAAGGTTTCATCAATATCATAATGTAGAATAGCAGTTCCACCAGCAGCACGATACTTTTCAACAACATGAAGAGTGTCATCAACTAGAATATGCCAAGGTTGAGCAAGTGTAGCTTTCTTACTTCCACCTGGAACGATATTAGCTTTGTAGGGAATACCATTGTTGCAAAGCCATTCGATCTTATCAGCACTTACACGCTCATGATGTTTATCACCACCAGACGATGTTAGGATTTCAACTGGCACTCGCATTTCATGGACAAACTGAAGAAGCTGATCAGCATTAGGATGTTTGTCAAGCGTTCTAAAGTTACCACCCTCAATGAATGGTTCAAAGTTACGCCAGAAGTGCGCAGTACGTGCATTCACTTCTTCAGGTTTGATACCAAACAATTCGTTGTAACGTTTTTCAAAGTCTGTTAAGACTCCGTCCATGTCAAGATAGATTTTCATTTGTTTCTTTCTGTATCGAAGTAATGATCAGAATGTTCTACTTCGTCTTCAGGCAGTGGAGTGATGAATCGTTCTTTTTGCTCATCAGTCCAACTTTTGAGATAATCATTGTCTTCATCAAACATACGATGATATTCAGTCATGCCAATGACACGGTGAGATACAATCTGTTCGCCAATATGTTCTTGAGAGAATTCTTCAGCTTCATTCATAGTCACTGTGTCAAGTGCCCACTCTTTCTTGCCTTTAGGTACTTCTACTACATAACGCATACGAAATGTAGAGATGCATTCAACCATCACCAATTCTGTTTTCATTTCTTTCTTTCTCAAAGTCCAAGTGCCATCGCCATTGTCAATCCATTCGATAGTGTCGCCAATATTCCACCCAGCTTCAGCACAAAGCTCATCACTGAGTGGAAGAATCAGATTACCATCATTGTCAGTTTCAAGATAGACTATCATTTAGTTTGCTCACTTAAAGTTTTATATGCCTGTGTTGTAGGATGTACTTTGTCTTTCGATAGTTGTGGAATAGTCAAAACAATATCATTGTAATTCTTTGCAATGATGCGAATGTTGTCTTGTGCATTTTCATTGTTTGCAGGAAGAATCCAAAATACTTTCTTTGCAGAAATAACTTGACGCAAAGTCATAAGTTCTTTAAACGTATGAATACCATCATGATCATTTGAACCTAAATTACAGTTTCTGAAGAAAGATCTTTTGTGATATTCTTATTAACGTATTGACGACTATTAATTCCAACTTTAGCGTACGAAACGCATTGTGGTCTTTGTTGTGAAATTCCAACCGCAATGCTATCGCCAAGAATCATACACTCAAACATCGAAGTACTTCAAAGTAAAGTGATCTGCGCAAGCTTCGTAATTGATGTAACCACGAGGATTGCATGCGATACGTGTAGTACCAATCATATAATCAAAGATATCATGAGTATGACCATGAGTCCACAGTTTGATTTGTGGATGATCAAGAATGAACTCAGACAAATCAGATGAGTAACCACCATTCATTAGAGTGTCATTTTGATAACGAGGCTTAGTAGATTGCTTGCTTGGAGCGTGATGGCCACAAACAACAAACTTTTCATTATGCATTCCACCAACTACATGCTTAACATATTCAAGCATTTTGTAATGATCAGCAACAGCGTCTTCAGGAGAGAATGACGATACTTCTTGTTTGAACTTGAAGCCGTCTTCAATCATATAGCCTTGTTCGTTCTTGAGGTAAGTGCCATTCTCATCCTTCTTATATACAGGAACTTTACGGCTTACCATGCGATTGCTATTTTCAACAATACGGAAGTCATTCATTGAACGCTTAATATGGAAGAGTGTAAGTGCATCTTCTTTGTTCATGTCAGTCCAAAGGGTTCCACCAATAAAAGTAACATCGCCAAACGTGACGTATTCTTTATCAAGGATGTGAACGTTCTTCAGGTAACTGAACTTTTCTTTGAGCTTTGGGATAGTTTTAGCGTAGTCACCATCATAGTGTTCATGATTGCCAGCAACGTAAACTACGTGCGGAAACCGTGCTGAACATTCTTGCATGAATGTGTGAAAGCGATTAGACTGAGTTGCCTCGCCCATGATGTTGTATAGATCGCGGTCACCAAGAGAGTTAGCGACAAGAATGTCACCAGACAAGACGAGAACATCTGCGTTCTCATCATTTGTCAAACTGATGGTACCGAATTCGAGGTGGAGATCTGAGGCTAGTGCGATTTTCATGATTAATTATACCATAGTAATGTATTTTTGTACATTAGTACAAAAGTATTAATTTCCCAGGATTGCCTGAGCAAGGAGTTGCATCCGCATGACATCCATTGCAACATCATGACATGGATCGTGTTTTACGAACTTTTCTGCGAGTTCGCCGGGAGTAAAGCCATTGTCAAGCTTCATACCATAGGACATACCTTCAATCATTGAACGTGTGTCACGAACACTACGCCAATGGAAAGGTTCTGCATGTCCAGTTTGTTGCATCAAGTACTGAAGGAACATGGGATCAAATGTATTGCCACGTGTGAAAGACTTTTTGACTTTTGGTGCTTCACAGTTATTAATGATAAATTCATACAATTCAAAGATGGACTTATCTTCCTTAGAAGGATGAATTTGCTTCTTAGCAGCTTCTCCTTGTGAGTTCCACCAATCAACAGTTTCTTTATTGATCTTACGACGTAGGTTGACCACTTGATCTTCTACATCAAATTTAATATACTTGCAATTCTCAACAAGTTCTTCATAAGTGTAAGGATTTTCAATGTAACGAGTCTCAGTAAAGCTCAACATTGCAAAGGAGACTACAACACTATTTTGTTGGTCTTGACCCAGTGTTTCAAAATCATAAATTACGCATTCGTTCATAGCATTCTTATCAATCCGACAGTGTCAATAGTAGTTAAAAGCAAGTAGTTAGCCAACATGCCAAATGATTTCCGACTGTAAGCAGCCCAAGCATATAAGGCACACCCAGTAATCCAAATAGGATATAGAGTAAGAAGCGGAGGACTGGGCACTGTAGTTGCCATCGTAATGGAGCAACCAATAGAAATAGCCCAAGCGAGTAACTCAATACAAAAACGTACAGGGTGTGATTTGTAGTCATCACGAATCCAATCAAAGGTAGGTTTAAACAAATCTAGCATTAATCCCAAAGCCCTTCATAGTATTTGCCAAAGAGTTTAAAACCATTTGTGATACGAGCTTGGTGTGCATTCATTCCGTCCCAGTCAACAACTTGAGTGTGATTAGGACCATGCTTCATCTGATATAGTTTACCATAGTTTGGATGTGGCTGTTCACATTCTACATGAATGTAATCAGCGACTCCACTGTAATATTGGTTAGTCCAATCAGAATCATTCTTCTGCTCAAAAGCCCAAATCATCTCATTGATGACGTAATCCCAACGTTTGAAGTGGTTACCATCAGTGTCCCATTCATTTTCTTTCGCTGGAGCACTTGTAGACTTCAGTTCTTCTGGCACATCCTCATCATCTACGAAAGGAGCACCATGTTTTGTACTTTGAAGCTGTTTTAGCATCGGCAAGATGATTTGCGACAAAGTTGAGTCCATATTCCAAGTGTCATACTTGTCAATTTTCACAATTTTGATCTCGGGATGCACAAAATCGAGGAATTTCATCCATGCAGTGCAAATTGGCTCTAGTCGATCTGACCATTTCTCAATAATCGGCTCATCATAGTCGATTTCTCGCCAAAAGAACACTTTTTCGAGGATAGTATAAGGGCTCAACCAATGATTACGATATTTTGAGAGGTAGATTTTCATTTTGAAAGGAATCCATTGATGGCAAACAGTAGTAATACTATCATTATACCACAATACGTAATAAAAGTAAAAGGAAGAGGTGTCCTTTGTGGGCAATCTCTTCCTTGTCGGCAGTCATTGTTACAGCAATTCTGATTCGATTTGCAAGGCATAGTGTTCTTTGAGTTTCAAGTACGCATTTAGCACATTTTCAGGGATTACGTTACCCCACTGACGCATGGTTTGTTCAATTTCACGAGAAAGATCTCGTGATAAAGCTATTTCCTTAATAGTACCGCGAGGATGTGTCTCAAAGTCGCTCATATTAGCCTTTGCTATTATACATACCAGCTGTACGAACGAATGCTTGTTTCCAAACCCACTCGTCTTGAACATATTGCTTGAACTGTGAACGATCAAGTTCAACTTCTTTGTCAACAGTCCATTCCAACATTGCGATTGCTTCGTCATAAGACTCCAAATAGGAGAATGGACGTACAACTTCAATGCTGTGATCTACATCTTCATTTGCTTTAGCTTTCTTAAGAGATTGAGCAAAAGCTTTAATTACTGCTTCACGATAGCCAACCATCGACTCATTGAATTCAGCGATGTGAGCTTCACGATTTGCTGTTAGATGTTTAAGCAGATCTGAGACTGCGACTTTTACGGTGTTCATATTATTTTCCTACGTTAACGTTAGTACCTGCACCAATAAC